GCACATCAAGTCATTCGCCGATGGCAAATTCGCAATCGGAATGCGTGCCGTAACCGACGAGGAGGAGCGCGCCGCACAAATGCTCTCCGACATGCCCGATGTCATTCGCAACGCTACAGGCAGGCGCAACGGCGGAAAGATTGCTGCCCGATTTGACGCAATCTGGATGCCTGCCATGTTCGCATGGGTAAAAGCATGGGTGGCCAATTACCTAGAGCTGAAAGACATCTGGAAGGCAGCCAATCCCGCAATCAAGATCGAGCGCGAGGGTTTTCCGCTCGTCATCCCAAAAGGTCCACAATTTGAGAAACTAGCCCGTCGTTGGGTCAAATAACCAAAAAAGAAGCATGAGTGAAATCACCATCGAAGACATCGAAAAAGACAACAGCGTCACGCCCGACATCGTGGCCGCGCGTAGCCGATCCTACCAGTTTAAAGGGAAGCCCCTCAAGCCCTTTTCAAAATCCCGTTCCACCGCCGCGCGATGCATGGGCAACTCCCTCTTCCTCGGTCGCGCAAGACCGGATGAGAACGGAGTCTGGGACCAAATTACGCTAGACTCCATCATGGTTGTCTGGCTTTGCTCCGTAGACGATTCCCGCGTTGCCCGTGCCTGTCTCAATCGCGATCAGGCGATCATTGAAATGATGGGATGGTGGGACAAGGAGGGCGGAGAAATCGGAGGCGCGGAGGAGATCGAGGCCGTGCAGCTTCTCAACATGATCTGCGAGGACATCCAGACCGTTTCGGCATCTGTCGAATCTCCCTCCGGTGGTCGCGACACCTCCAACGTGGGGGAGTGATCGGGAGCGATGCTGACTACGTTTCCACCGTAGCGGCAAAGCTCCCCGGCCAGACTTGGGCTTATTACATGGACGAACTGCCGCTCTGTATCGGTATGCAGTTGCGCAACGCGGACCTTTTTGAGCGCGGCTGCGACATCGTGCCACCAGGCAGGAGCGCATCGGCAAAGATGCAGGAGATCCTTGGCGAACATGCGGAAGCGTGGTTTAGTTGAGTATGGACAGAATAACGGCATCGGTTGACGTTCGCGAGTTTATGGCTGCATTGCAGGCATACGAGAAGGAATCGTCGCGAGATTTGAAAACCGTTGTGAAATCAACGGCAATTGATGTTGCGTTCAAAGCTAATCAGTCAGCAACGGCAGCAAAGAAAACTTCGATTCCCAATCTGAAAACCGGGCTTTTTAACGCGCTGGCAGCAAAGGCCGGATTTACTCGCGGCAATGGAAACCAAAGGGAGGCCGAACGTCTTTACAATCGCCGCATCTCCGCGATCAAATACAGCAAATCGCTGTTTTTGAAAATGGCGCAGGATCTTGGCGCAAAGGTCGCATCGCTCCGCAAGAAGATCGAAAACGCAGGAGCGGAGGACAAAGGCACGATTTTGATTCCGGCCATTGAACTTACGATTGAAGGCGTTGACATGGACCACGCCAACAAAGTCTTGGCTCCAGCATTGCAGGAGGGCGTCAATAAAAGCGCCGCCAAAATGCGCCAGCGGATTGCAGACAAGATCGCCAAACGCGCACAGGCTCATTCAGGAAGAGGAAGGTGATGCAACGCTTTTCAATCAAGGCGCTCTCCTCGATGTTTCGCACCAATCGCGAGACGGTGGAGAAACGCGCCTCGCACCTAGGCCTAAAGTTTGAAGAAGGCGACAAGGGCGCAAAGCTCTACGACATCTACGAAATCGCCCAGCTTCGTCCTCCACCAGCTCGCAGCGAGGGCGCAATGTCTTTGGAGGAGGCGAGGACGCGAGAGGCTACAGCGCGCGCTGAGGGGCTGGAAATGGACAATGCTCGAAAGCGCCGGGAGCTTGCCAACGTGGACGAGCTAATGGCCGCTCAGAACGTCCTCTTCGACGAGATCGCCGCAATGATCAAGAAATCGAAAATGACCGACGCTGAAAAGGAGGATTGCTTGAGCGTGATCTCCTCGGTTCCTCGGAAGTGCTGGGGCGAGCTTTAAACGTTACCGGGAGGAGCCGGCGCTTTCCCAATTGCCGTAGATAGCCCTGCTGCTTCCAACTTGGCGTTGTCCGCCTCATTCTCGGCAATGATCTTGTCGATGTTCAACCCGCGATCTTTCGCCGCACGCTCTCTGGAATTGAGCGACAAGGCGATTTCTCGCTCGATGGCCTCGATGTCGCCCACAGGATCAACCCAAGTCCACGTTCTGCCGGAGAACTCGACGTGAGAAAGGCGGTCAAAATCAAGGAGGGTATAGCCTTCAATCCTACCCATTAAAAGGGCCATTCGTAGCCAACGCTCGAAAAGCGGAATCTCAAACGTGTCGATGAACCAAGAGTGGAGAATCTTGTAAATGTCGCGCTCCGAAAGCACGCCCTGCCGGATGGACGAATACGAAACGCCCTCAAGATCCTGCGCCCAAGTGTTGTAATTGACGTAGATCCCGGGGGACACGCCGCGCAGAATGGCCTTTCGGAAATCAGGCATCGCACTATTCGGATGCGCCGGATCAATCATTTGGGCCTCCACGCCATGGGGCAACGTCTCAAACGTGCCTGGTGCGGAAGGCGCAATGGCTTTGCCGTCGTCGTCCTCGTCGCCAGTATATTGGGCCTCGCCCGTCTGCTTAAAGAATCCAAGCTTGTTGGCGCTGATACGGGCAGCGATGACCTCGGCTTCTTCGAATTTCGCGAGATGCCGAAGACGCAGGAGAGCATTGGCCAGCCACGAATAGCCTTGGCTCTGGTTGATTCGTCGAGCAAGAAAGGTATGGATCATGTTGTCACCACCGACCGCAAACGTCTCGCGAGTGTAGCGACCGCTCTTCGGGTCCATCTTGCGGAGATGATACCGGATCGGCTCATCCCACTCGTCAAACTCCACGCCCATGTAGATACGAGCGGCATCGTTTCGGTGATGCGGATCCAGCGCGTCGATCTCGATTCCCTGCGCGGCAAAGCGAAAATCGTTTTTAGGAAAGCCCTCGATGGTGCGGGTCAAAAAGCCGCCATCGCGAACCGCAGACCGCAAGGCGAGACGCTCAAAAGCAGCGCGTGAGAATTGGCGCGTCACATCGAAATTGCCACGCCGGGAGAAATCCTCCCACGCCTCCTCAACCTTTGCTCTCGCGTTGTTATCTGCGCTGTTAGACAATCCTTTTTTGCTTCTGGCATCTGCTCGACGGGCAAGCGATTTCATGCGGATACCATGCTGGCCGATGACGTTGGATTCCAAGGCCATCAAAGCTCCCTCGATGTAGCCATCATTCCGCTCAGAATCCCGCGCACGGTCACGCAAGGACTTAGCGTCCTGTTTGATTGCGTTGTCGGCTGGGCCTGTCCCGGCGACCCAGTCATTGGTGTATCGCGTGCCTTTTGCCGCGTCGAAATTGCGAGCGCGGATGGGCTTGTTGTTGGGACCGTAAAGGAGTGGTTTCATTCAAATCTGGAGTAAATGGTTCGACCGTTGGAAAGGCCAGCGTCTGCGCGAGCCTTGGCGATCTCGGTGTCGAGGTCGCGCCGGTATTTGGTCAAAAGCTCGCGAGCGTCCATCAAGGAGATTTTCGTAATGGGCACGCCTCCAACCGTGTAGGTTTCAAGCCCTCGGCCTTCGTCGTCGCTGATTCGGCCCTCAAGGTGTGCTTCCAAAGCTTTAACCATTTTCCGCGCATGACTCGGCAGCGGGGCGCGATCCGGCGGGGCTTGCAGCGTGATATTGCCAATGGACTCAACCGACCGAATCCCGGCCACCTCGAGCGTCAGAGCAACGACGTAGATTCCTGCCGGTAGGTTTGCCGTCTTTTCCGGCGCATAGGTCGCGGTAGCCGTCGTATCTGAGACTGAAAGCGGAACCGTGACCACCTCGCCAGTGTCGATGCTGCGAAAATGAGCGGATCCTGTAGCGCCTGACGTTACAGTTGCCGTAAATTCGATGGATTCGCCGCAGAATGCACGGGAGGGTAAAGCTGCCATATTGGAGGCATCTACAAAACAAAGCCCAATTTCAAGGGCTTTTGGTTAATCGGCTACGAAATCAAGAGTATATTCGCGCTCCTTACCTCTATCTGGCACGTTTTTGGCCGCATATTCGGCGTATTTCTTGGCAATCGTGGCAAAAGCAATGTCGAGCTTCTTGGCTGCGGCGATGTTGTAAACGCGAACGTCGAGCGGTTCGTTTCGGTCGCGCTTGTCCTTCTTGTCGAAAAACTCATAAAAGCTCCCGTCTTGTCCTTTCTTCAGCGTCACCTTCTCGATCAGCAAGCGTTGGAAATATTCCGGCGTATAACCGTGGCCGCTGGGGAAATGCATGTAATTATGCGGATAGATGGAAGATTTGCGATCTTGGCG